GAGGAACTCTCTGAGAGGGTGCGAGAAGAGAAGCAGAGGACGTTAGACGCAGGTGATAGGGATAAAGTAACCGAGAAGGCTAAAGAACTGTTTAATAAGTATAAAGATGAGATTGATAGTTATGATAATTTTGAAAAGGCAGTAGCATTTTTTATAATGAATAAGTGTAGTTTTTCTGGACTTACAGAGAACAGCACATTTTCACAGACTGCATCTAATTCTAATTTCTCTCTTGTTGGTGCAGATAAACTAGCACAATTTTCTAAGTTAATTAAGAACTGGAGAATAACTAATATTGATTATTCACAAGTAATGAAAGAACATGGATCAAGTGATACATTTATATTCCTAGATCCTCCTTATGATATAAAGGATTTTCTATATGGAAAGAATCGTGAGATGCATAAATCATTTGACCATAATAGATTTGCTGATGACGTTTATAATTGTGTCCACAAGTTTATGATAACTTATAATGTTAATGATAGACTGATAGAGTTATATCAAAATTATAATCTTAAGAAATGGAAACTTAGATACTCCATGGCTCATCGTGGAGATAAGGGGACTGATGAAAACATTAAAACTGAATTGTTAGTCACCAATTATTCTATTGTTCCACAAACCCCACTTGAACTTGCATTATCATGAATTTAACCGATTACATCAAAGACATTCCAGACTTTCCTAAAAAAGGAATTCTCTTCAGAGATATATCACCTCTCCTAAAAAGTCCTGAAGGTTGGAGTAAAGTTATTACACAGTTAGGTTTCTTCTGTGAGGAGATCACTCCTGATATTATTGTTGGTATTGAGTCTAGAGGATTTATTGTTGGAAGTGCTTTAGCAACACAACAAAAAACTGGATTTGTTCCTATTAGAAAAAAGGGAAAATTGCCTGGTAATGTATTGGGTGTGGATTATACTTTAGAATATGGTAAGGATAGGTTAGAGATTCAATCAGATGCTCTTCAAGGAAATCCTAGAGTTTTATTGATTGATGATTTACTTGCTACTGG